AGTTGAAGCAGTCGAGGAAGTGACCGAAGAACAAATCGACCCGCAAGGCATCGACCAAAGCAAACTGGTTCCGCTTTTGGTTGCTGCCGTCAAAGAATTGAAAGCAAAAGTTGAAACTTTAGAAAACGCATAAGATGATAGAAATAGCAGTAACACCAACGGCAACCCTCAATGCGTCGAAGGTCGCAATCACACTCAACTCCGCGCAGGAGTTTGGTATGCAGTTTAGCGTAGCCGCATTTGGCAAAATCACTGATGCAGAAGGCAACGAAGTGTGGGGCCAGAACCCGCTCTACTCCGGTCTGCTAAACGTGACCGGCGATGCGTGGAACAACTGGGGTTCAGACGTAGACGATGCGACCTATGTTGGCGATTTAGCTTTGGCCCAGCTTGGGCTAGAACGTGTGCCAGTTGAAGAATCTGGTGAATGACCAACGTCCTAGACCATGCAGCACTTGAGCGCGTAGCAGAACAAGCAATCGGTCATTACGGCTGGTTGCTTATTGCTGCGTTCTGTGCGCTGTTGTTTAAGGACATCTTGTTCAACTTCGCTCAAGGCTTGCTGATTTACTGGGGCAGCGACTTTGAAAACGATGAGATACTTTACATTAGTGGACGACAAGCACGGGTCATACGACTTGGCTTAACATCTACTACGTTCTTTATGACAGACAGGCAGACCAAGATGATTGTGCCAAATGAGCAGTTAAAGGCTCTTGTCGTAGAAAAAAGGCTACCTACTAACGGTGGTGAAACTTACTTGCCGAAAGGTGATGAAGGCGGTGTGATGAAAGTAGAACTTGTAAAAGATGAACAGGACTGATAAAATAACGCTAGGAATTTTTATAGGAGCGCTAGTTTTTATTGTCGTAATGGCAAGTGGTTGTAAGTCGTTGCCGGGTTCCTTGGAAGTAGACACACCTTTCTTTGATATAGAGTATCAAGGAGAAAAAAGTGAATGAATTTTGATGATTTTAAAGTTGCAATTGCTAGCGTAACCGGCCTTGGTAATTGGCTGGTAAACATTGATTTAGTTTTAAAGATTAGCATATCGGTTGCAAGTTTAATTTATATAGGTTTAAAGATAAAACAACTTTTGAAGAATGGCAGCTAAGCGCAAAGGCATACCGACAACTTACAACAAACCACGGCGCATCAAAGCAGGTGAGCCGGGTTACGGTAAGAAAAAGTTTGTAGTCAATGCGAAGCAGGGCAGTCAGACAAAAGTTATAAGGTACGGTGACGCGAACATGGAAATAAAGAAGGACAATCCTGCGCGTAGAAAGAATTTTAGAGCGAGGCATGGTTGCGACAAACGTCCACCCAGTAAACTAAGTGCGCGTTATTGGTCGTGTAAAAAGTGGTAAGATGGCAGTAAAGAAAAAAGCTAGTAAAAAGCCAAAGCCTACAGATCCTGCAAAGTGGTCTAGAGCAAAAGCAAAAGCTAGAGGTAAGTTTAAAGTGTATCCTAGTGCTTATGCAAATGCGTGGGCAGCGAAGGAGTATAAAAAGATGGGAGGCAGTTGGAGAAATGCCTAAACCAATGCAAGGGCTGACGCGCTGGTTTAAAGAGGAATGGATTGATGTTAGAACTGGTAAGCCGTGTGGTAGAAAGAAAGGTGAAAAACGCGGTACACCATATTGTAGACCAAAGAAAAGAGTTACAAAGAAAACGCCTAAAACAGCAAGTGAGATGACTGCTGTCGAGAAGCGTAAAAAAATTTCGCAGAAGAAACGTTTGGGTCAACCTGCTGGCAAGCCGAGGCGAGTCTCTGTTGCAAAAAGAAAGAAAAGAAAATGACACCGGGATATATGTACGGAGGCATGAAGCCTATGAAGCCGAAGAAGAAAAAGAAGGCTGTTAAGAAGGCTGCGCGAAAGCCAGCACGTAAAATGAAAGGCTATAAATGATTAAGAGTAAAACATTCTGGGCAGGAGTTACTGGTTTGGTGGGCGCTATAAGCGGCTATCTCACAGGTGAACTGGAGTTAGGTGCTGCGATTAACGTAGGCATCACATCTGCGCTTGCTATCTTCGTGAGGCATGGCGTGAAGAAAGTGGAGAAAAAGCTAGACGGAGAATAATAAAATGGCATACGGTAAACGTAAAAAAGGTGGCCAGCGCTTGATGGAGATTTCTCGCGCTGGGGCGAAACGTAGGGCTGCGAAAAAGAAATCAACAGCAGCTAAAGCAAAAGCTAAAGTTGAATCTATGCGTAAGCAGCTTGGCATAAAAGCTAAGCCAAAAGCAAAAGCAACTCCGAAGTCAACTGCTGCTGGTCGTAACAAGACTGCTTTGCGTACGCCAAGAGGTGCTGGCAGCGTAGCAAAAAAGAAGAAAGTAGCTACGCCTAAGTCTGACGCAGGTAAATACATGGGGCCATACAGTAAAAGAACTACTTCGGCAAAAAAGAAAACTACCGCAAAGCGTAAAAGTAGTGGGCCAGCACCGTTGCCTAAAACTATGGTAGGTAGACAAAGTTTTGGTGAAACGTTAAAAGAAAAAGGCCCGGGAGCTGCACTAGACGCTGGTTTAATAGCTTCACTTTTGCTTACTAGAGGCAGAGGCCCGGCAGGTGCAAAAGGTAAAGGTGCATTAAGTCGTACAATGACTCGGTTGAAAGATGCTTTTAAGCCTAAGTCATCTACGCCGGGACGCAGGAAAGCTACTCCAACGGAAAAAGCAAAAACTAAAAGAACTGAAGAAGGTTATAAAAAGTTTGAAGCAGATAGAAAAGAACGGTCAAGAAAAATGGCGCGAGGACGCAGATGATAAAGTTCCTGTATGCTATTGCCAAAGCCATCCCTGCTCTTCAGCAAATTCTGGACAAGCTGTTCGGAGTTGCTAAGGAGCATACGGCTGCGGCACGGCGTACAGCGAAGGATGATCTCGTTGACAGCGCTATTGCTGATGCTCTCAGTTTTCCTAACGAGCGGATGCACGACGACGAAGCTAGCGAACAGCGAACGTCTAATAGCGCATCCACAGTTTCGGGCAGCAGCACAGGCAGCACCAGAGTTCACACGCGAAGCACTCAAGACGATAAACAAACTTGAGTATGAGTTGGAAAGAAAATGACACCAGCAGTAAAGGTAACTACTACAAAAGAAACCGCGCCTCCCACAAAGCGCGATAAACCTGCTGTTGTTCCTGTTGTAAAACGATGAGCGTAGAGTATATATTAGATCGGTTTGGTAAGAAGGTTGGTATGCTTCCTAGTGATGACAACCAGCGTTCGTTGCTGCTTGACTACCTTAACGAGGCTGCACAGGAACTTTACGAGCAGTCTGATATGCCGGGTTCTTTAGAAGAGGCAGAGTTCTACGTGCAGGGCGACAAGACAATCGCTATGCCAGCAGATGTCTATGCAATACGGGGCATCCGTGAAAAGTCTGGCGGTAATGATGTTTGGGAAAGTGAGCCTATGACAGCTCGCTACAGAGAAAACAGTTGGGAGACAGACCACAACAAGTTTCGCATCAAAGGCTACAGCGCATTGCAGCGTTCGTTGCCCACGACTATCACAGGTGCTGGGAGTAATGCAAACAAACTGTCTTATAGATTGTATGGGCCAAATACTAGCAAGGATACTATAGTTATTGTTGCTAATATGAATGATCTGTATGATGAAGAAGTTAAAGTTTCTGCTTCTGGTCGAGATGTCGCTAACAACTCAGGGTATGTAACTCTTTCATTTTCTGGTAGCAGCAATCCTATAAAGGATATAAAAAGTTTTTCACGTACAAGGCCGTTAGGTGCAACAGGGTCTTACACAAATCCAGTAACAGGTATTACTGGAGAAGTTGCGGGTCATGGCCTAGCTCAGCTTGTAGACTATACTGACAACTCTATCGTTTATGCTGAAATAAAACCGGGGCAAGAGGAGTCTCGTTACCTGATCGTAGACGTTAGCGAGTTTCCCTTTAGCTCTAGTGCGGCACAAGACGATCAACACACTTTACAAGTTCTCTATAAGAAGACGTTGCCTATAATGCGTAACGACCGCGATGAGTTTCCTGCGCCGGGTTATGATAACATCCTCGTAAGCAAGTGCATGGAGCTGTTTCTTGAGGAGCAGGGCAAGTTAGAAGAAGCAATTCTTCATGACCGTAAAGCATCGCGCTCTTTAGCACGTAGACAGGCTGATTTAGAAAGAAGTCAAGAACAAAAAGTAGTCTTCAAAAGACACAATCACGATAAACTTACATGGCTCGCTACCCACAGACGTCGTTCATAGGAGGTATGAACATGGCTGTTGATGATTCTCGCATTGGAGATGACGAGTATCGTATTGGCCATAATGTGCGTAATAGGTTTGGTGAGTTGCGTCCTATTAAACGGCCAGAAGAAATAGATACCGGCATAGATTCGCAAAGAGGTACTATTGATAGTATTACGATACATAAGGGAGGCACGGGCTATAGTGCGGGTAACTTGGTAGCGACTGACCCTACTGGCAAAGGTTCTGGTTTTGCTGGAACATACACAGTAAGTGGTGGCGTAGTAAACGGTGTTACTATTACAAACAGCGGTAAAGACTACAGCAAGCAAACCGTTATAAGTACGAATCACGCTGGCAATAACGATAACAGCCTTTCGTACACACTCGACTACAACGAGCTGCCTATACAAGCAATTTATTCGTTAGGTGATTTTATTATTCTGGTTCAAAACGGAAACGCAAAGTTTAAGCATAGACTTAGCACTACATGGGCAACGCTTTGGGATGAGAGTACAAACACATCGTTACGTTTAGATAGCTCTGCAGAGTATGTTTATGTGCAAGCTGTACCGGATAGCGGTGGTTGTACGTTTACTTACAAGTCAACTGGCAATACAGATAATGTTATACTAGACTCTAGTGCTGGTATGTTGACTAAGACTATCTCAGCAGTTGTTTTGCAAGATGGCGTAAACCAGCCAAACTTAATTATTTTTTCATCTACTTCTGTAGGTGCTACCGCAACTGTTAGAAAAGCACGCACGTTCGCAGAACATGGCACAACAATCGACGGGGTTGTTGAAAGGGAGTATGTACCTATCGGAAAGCAGATGCTGTTTTTCAACGGTAAACTTTATATCATAAGTCCAGACGGCAAAACGATATACCACAGCGTAAGTGGTAGACCTCTTGATTTTGTTATAGCTATAAACAGCGACGGCAACAAGATTTCATCTGTCGAAGAAGATCATGGTGCATCTGCTCTGAGCTACGCTGTTTCATACGAAGCTATTACTTGCATTGCTCCCCTTAACACAGAAAGTTTGCTTGTTAGCACACGGACTGCATCTTTTGCTGTTACACCAAACTACAACATAACACTTTATGGTGAGCCTACATTTACTAAGCGCTATCTTTTTGGTGCATCTGTGGTGAATCAGTTCTCGTTTGTGGACATGATGGGTGACTTTGGTTTCATAGATGCCGAAGGTTTGCGCTCGTTTAATGCTGTGCGACAGCTACGCAACGAAGGACGCAATAGCGCGTTCTCGCTCAAGGTTGCAAAACTTTTTGAGGATATTGTCCAGCTAGACGGCGCTGCTATCAGCTTTGACAACTACACTTTCTTTTCGGTTAAAACAATTTACGGCTTCGGTGTGCTGGTGTTTGACGGTACACTTCAGAAGTTTGTATCGCTTGATTTTTATAAAACAGATAGCGACGAAACAGTAGGACAGATTACACAGTTTACAAAAATAGATACTGATACAGTACATGAGTTGTATGCTGTAACTGCTCAAGGTAAGTTTTTGCGGCTGTTCACAGGTGCTAAGTACAATGACAGTTTTGTGCAGACAAAAGCGTTTAACACAGGTACGTTGCAAGTTGAGCAGAAGCCGATGCAGTTGCGTATGCTGTTTAACGGTGTTGAGCGTTGGGAGTATGAGGCCATAACGCTGACAGGTGGTATAAACTACGGCCCTGACGGTCGCGGTGAAGGTGGTAATGATCCTCACGATGATCCCGGCACACTTAAAACGGGTAGCGCATTTAACATGGAAGTTGAAAGCGTGCCGTTTGATCTCGCTAGCGGTACAGAGATATTTTTCACAGGAGCAGGTACAAACACAGGAGGTACGTTTACGCTTACAGAAGCTGCTGATAGGGGTGCGACAATAATCACAGGCACAATGACTAGCACAGGCACAATAAACAAAAACTTTACTAAAGGGTTTATACGGTTTACTGGCGAAGGCACTGCTAGAGCTGCTGTTATCAGCAACGCACGTAAGTCAGAAACACCTTCGACAATTAACAAGACTATACAAGCACCGATAGCTACAGCCGTCAGTTACGGTGACACGTATCCTGTTATGTGGAACAATGAGAACAAACTACAGAATTTCCTTTTTAACTTTCAGCAAGGACGGCAAGGGCTGAAGGTAGGTTATACTATTGAGTGGAACACGAATGCGACACTCTCTATGATAACCGCAGAGACTACAGATTTAACACCTAAAAATCCTTTTATGACACAGGCTTATGGGAGCAACAGTTAGAAGTACAGAATTCGTAGACGACAACGTTTTGTTTGCAACAAAACAGGCGGCGAACAGTTGGCGTTTGTCCATGACCGTGGACAGTAGTAGCACAGCAGCGGAGGGTGTAGCGAAGCAAGCCGCTCATGTGACTGACATCACACAAATAGATGGCGGTAGTATAACAGCAGGAGCATCGGCGACAGATCATGCTACCATAGGAACTATAGGTGGGACTTATAATGAAGCTGAAATAAAAGCTGCATTGCAAGTTTTGGCAGAAAAAATAAACCGACTAACGTATGAGTTAGAACAAGCGGGTTTAATGAAAAACAGCAGTTAAGGAGATAAGACATGGGAAACGGTGGACTATTTGGTTTAGGAGACTTTGGTAACTTACTTGGTGGTGTAGGTGCGATCTACGGCTTATCGCAGCTAGGCAAAACGCCTGTGCCGAGCGTAGGAGAATCAACAGAAGATGCTTATAAAGCGTTTCTAAATTATTTTCCTACTAACTTTGCACTCAATCCAGACGGTAGCCCAAAGTTAGATGCTGAAGGTAATAGAGTTATAGACGTAAGAAATCCCGGCTATTCTCAGATAGTCCGCGATGAAGCTGCCAGAGACTTAGCAGCGCAGCTTGCACGTGTGCAGCAGTTTGCCAGACCGCAAGCAGAACAACAGCTTGCATTAGCGCAAGAGTTTATACCAAAGTACTCAGACCTTTCTGCTACAGAGGCTTATTTAGAAGCAATGCGAAACGCTGCTACGGGAGCATCTGTTTTGCGTGGCCCCGGTGGTGAGTTAATTGACGAAGCGCAAGCTGCTGCAAGACGCGCTGATCCAGAATTCTACGGTCGTCGCGCTCAGACTAGCTCTATGCTAGGCGACTTGCTTAGAAGTTTTGCTGCGCCGGGAACTGTAACAGCAAATAATCCTTTTGGTACGTTTACTGGTGCGCTAAGTGGTAGTGAGCGAGCAGAGATTGAAAGATCGCTTGCGCAGAATCGTGCGCGAAGCGGAAGCATAGGTGGCCCTATGGCCATGTCTGACGTTGTTGCTAACGCTATGACGTTTGGCCAAGGTGTTCAGAACAGGCGCGATGCGCTTGGCAGAGCGTTGGGTCAAGCTACCTCATTTCTCCCTGCGTCACGTAGCGGATTTGATCCGTTCCAAGTTGCAATGGGCAGACCGTCACAACAGTTTGGAGCGCAGCTATACCAGCCGCCTACAACACAGACTAACACCGCCGGTATGGCTGGTGATTTTATGGGTAATACTTTTGGGCTTGCTTCTAACAACATGAAGTTGCAAGCGAATCAACCATCTATGTTGAATCGTATAGGTACTGCGATGCAAACGTTTCCCGGCATTGCTGGGGGATTGAGTTGGTCAGGTTAGATATTTAGTCAGTTACAATCGTTTCTTGTGCTATGATTAAGGGGTTAAGAGTCGGACAGTATCCTAGATTGTAACTGGCGTTTTTAGAAAGATAGAAAAATGGATGAAGAAAAGCGAAGAAAGCTAGAGCAAGCAGAAGCAGCTAAGCGCAAGATAGAAGAGTATCAGCGCGGATTGCTGACGGAAGAAGGTCGTCAGTTTATGTCGGATATGTCAAAAAATCCTATGACTGCGCCTCCTGCTGAAGTTTATAGAGATCCTGTTGACGCTTCTATACGACGCGACCCGACAGGTATCTATGGCTTTCTTGATCGTGCAATGCGTCCGGGCCGTTACGGTACAGCAGACCGCATGAATCGTCAGTTCATGGAAGACTTACCACAACGTAGGTTAGATGCACTAACGAATCAAGCTAAGATGCAGGAGCTACAATCTGGACAAGCATTACGAGAGTTAGAAAGCCAAGCGTTAGGTACAGATCCGCAAGTACGTGAGGAGGCTTTAAGTAAGCTGCGAAGCTATATGGAAGCGGTTGGTAAGGCTAGACCTGTTCAAACAAGTGATATGTCTAAAATGTCTGATATTTTGGAGCGAGCTGGTGCTGGTAGCACACCTAGTTATAATGATGGACAGCCAAGACCGAAAGACAGACCGCAAGCCACGGTTAGCCCTGCGCTTACTGGCATAGAAAATATGACTCGCACAGAGTTTAATGCGTATGTTCCGAACAAGTCTGCTCAACTTGATAATCAAATAGAAGCTGTGCAAAGGATTATTGATACTGAGAAAATCGAAGAATTTAAATCCAATTATGGTGGTGATGCGCGTCGTTATGGCCGTTCTCCAAAGCCATACTTAGGGGGAATTAATAAAACCCAAAGGGAGGCTACGCTTGGAGAAATACAAGCAGCCAAGGAGCGTTTAAAACAACTTCAAAAAGAAAAGCAACAACTACAAAATACCGCAGAGCTTTTCAGTCCAACCGCAGCACCTAAAGGATGACCGCAGAAGAACGCAGAAAACGTTTAATAGAGCTTGGCTATGATCCAGAACAATACGACTGGGTAACTCCAGAAGAAGCTGCGCTAGAAGATACTACGCAGCTTGGTGCTTTGGGTACATCTGCTGCGTCTGCTATTGGGCCTACCATTGGTGGCTTACTTGGTGCTGCTGCTCCTGTCGTAATGGGATTAGGTGGCCCCATTGGTTTGGGTGTTGGGCTTGGCGCAGGTTTACTGGGAGGCTATCTCGGAGGTAAAGCGCAAGAAACCATAGAAGGCGCATCTCTTAGCGACGAAGACTTACGTGAGTTACAACTAAGTAGACAAGCTGCGTTTGAAAAATATCCTACCACAAGCCTCGTAGGTCAGTTTGGGCCATCGCTGTTAGCACTTCGCCCCTCGTTAACTACAATTAAAAGTTTGCCGGGTGCTATAAAGAACGCTCCGACACGCACGCAAACCGCACTAGAACGTTATGCGCTCACCAATGCTGGGCTAGGTGGCGGTGTAGAAGCAGGTATAGAGGCGGGAACACAAGCATTTACTCAGGATGAATTTGACTTTGGTCGTATAGCAACTGCTGGTTTACTTGGTAGTGTGCTAACAGAACCTACCAAACGCTATCGTTCCGCACTAGGAATACCTGACCGCCCTCTGGCAGATAAGGTAAGAAACGAGAGGGGCGAGCTTGTAGACAACCCAGATTTAGTTGCAGAGCTGAAAGAAAAACGAACTGCGTTTGATCGCAGGGTAAGTATAGCTAAGGAAGAACTTGAAGCTACAGTAAAAGAGGCTAGCAAGCCTGAGAAGCAGCCAGTTGATAGCGTAGAAGATACCAAGCAAGCAGAAAAAATGGCTGCTGATTCTGTTAAAGACCTAGAAGCTGAACGTGAAAAGGTAAATGCAGAGGGTAATAGAGCGGAAGCAGAAGCAAATAGGTTGATGGATTTAAATCCTACAAGAGGTTCTGCTGATTACATAGCCATGAAGGAGGCTGGAGCGCAATTAAAAAAATCTAGAGAGCGTTTGGTAGAAATTGAAGAACAGCTTCAAGCAGCTTATAAATCAAAATCAGACATACGAGAAGATACTAGACAGCAGAAGATTAAAGCTGAAGCATTGTGGAATAAAACACAGCGTAAAAACTTTTCTAAAGAAGACCAACAACCGCCAGACGAAAAACTTTTAGAGATTGCAAAAGGTCTTGCTGCTAAACAAGGTGTTAGGTGGGAAGATGAGGTTGTAAAACTTTCCAAAAGAGCAAAACGTGCAGATAAATACCGTGGTGAGTATGATGTAAATACTCATACAGCGCAGTTAACTAGCCTAGCTAGGCGAGACACACCTTGGCATGAATACTTGCATGGGCTATGGCAAGTGCTAAGGCAATCAACAGATCCTAAGAACAGAAAACTTTTAAACTACATACAGAAAGATCTGTTTAAGAATGATCCTAACTTTAAGAAAGATCCTAACTTTGGTGAAGAACAGATCGTAGAACGTGCTGGGATTATCTTAGAAGAGCGTATGCGTAATGCGCCGAAAGACTTTATAAGCAAAGTAAAACGGTGGTTTGATGACGTTAAACTGGAGCGTGAGTCTCGTAAATATTTTCAGCCAGCAGAAGGTGAGTTAAACGACACACATCTTACCCGTATGGCTGAGTGGCTAGCAATGCGCGGTGAGCGTCAGCCGTCAATGCAGCCAAGACAGCTTGAGTTGTTTTTAGATAACTTACCTGTGCGCCATGCAAATGATGGACTTAACGTTAGCGAAAAGCCTTCTGTCTATGCCACAGAAGCTGGCGGCTTGCCAGAAGAGATTGATGCTGACACAGCAGAAACAGCAGTAAAAACTTTGCTAGAGGATGAGATTGGTGAAGTAAAAAAACCAAAGACTTATACGCTAGACCCAGATAAAAGACTCCAGCGAGTAAAAAAAGAGAGATTTTATAGCGACGAAGAACTAGAAGCTAAGTTTAATGAGCTAGGAAAAGAGTTAGAGCGACAACATCCAGAGCTGAAGAACAGAAAAGTTAAGGCAGTAAACGATGCTAAAAAGATCTTCTTAAAAATAAATCAAGATCATCGTAGGTTACAAAAGGTTACTGCGGAAGAACTTAACGACGCACTTGTACTAGCAGCTAAGTACGATCCCAAAATGAAGTCACGTTATACAAAACGTGTACGTGAAAAGATGGCTGCGCGGATAAAGTCTGGTACTTATACGATAGAACAAGGCCAGAAAGCTTTAGCCCGATTTGCTTCTAAGCCATTTCCATCGGAGATGAGCGGGGAGGATATAGCGAAGGTCGTGAATGGGATGAAGTTGTATCATGGGTCAAGGTACTCAGATTATATGCTCTCCACACGTGAGCGTAGATCTCCAAGAGATTTTGCTTTAGCTGAAGGATTCAAAGGAGAAGGGCTTTCACCAAAAGGTAATTTAGGTCGTGGCATATACATGACTCCTACAGAATACATTGCCAAAGGTTATGGAGAACTTATAACTTTAAGAACAAGCTTTAAAAGTCTGTACGATTTAAACAAGTTATATGAGGAGCGAAGGCCTTGGCGAGGCGCTGCTGAATTTATAGAAGCAGCCGAAGAACTTGGGTATCCGATAGAGCGCGACTTTAAGTATAATGAGAGGAACGTTGTAAAAATAGCCGGTGGCAATGTACCTTTTAAACAAACGCCTAAACTAGAAAAAGACTTTCAAGATGGTTTAGCACCAACTGATATAAGAAATCGTGTGTTAAATTCTATGGGTTATGATGGCTTAGTTCAAGTAACTCCCGGCTTTACTACAGAAATCGTAGCCTTCCGCGAACCGTTTAAAGAAGCCAACGATGTCGTACAAGAATACTTTAGCGGCAAAAGACTGCAAAGTGTAGATGACTACTTTAAGCAAATTCGTAACTATCAACTAACGTCATTCACGGATCACTTTTCTACCAACCCATCTGCCAAGCGTGTGTGGATTACTGATAGCATAATAGATCGCATACGGGGCATGGCGAAAAGCGAAGAGGAACGCTTTGCAACTAACTTAGTTGCCGATGCTTTTGACGCAGCGCAGAGAGATGCTAACAGATTAGAAGGTGAGTTCATAGAGGGTTTTCATATATTCCGTCAAGGTGATATAAAACTTTCTAAGGAGGATGCTGAACACGTAGCAAAGTTCATGGTGTTTACTCGCCGCAACAGGGCTTCTGAGATCCCTGCTGATACGCTAGCTAGATACAACGAACCTAACAGCCCAGTCAGAGTTTATGTAGAATATTTTAAAAAGCAATACAAAGAAGTTCGTGATCGGCAAAAAGCTGCTGGTATGAAACTTACCAGATCTGACGGTACTGTAGATGAACTTGGCCAAGATCCTAACTACTATCCTGAGATGATAAATCAAGAGATGCGTAGGGAATTATCTGGCGAAGCTGGTGCTGCTCAGAGACAGAAGCGAGAGAAGGAGCTAGCGGATTATTGGTTTAAGAATCAAGGCAAAGATGACGATGGTAATAATATACTATCTGAAGCTGATACGATAGAAGCTGCATCTGCGTATGTTTCAAAGCTGACAGGCAGTAGTGATTTTATTGGGTCAACGCACTTTGC